CACCACCAACTCTATAGGTTACAGTGAGAATTGTATTTGATGGAGTTTCACCAAGATTTAAAGAATTGTTTGTAGTTAAATTATTTAAAGCAGCATTTATTACAGTTGATGGAACACCAGAAACATTCATACCTTGTTGTTCTATCGTAGAAAATAATCCAGCACTTGATGAACCTGATATATTAAATTTATATAACCCATTACCAAATTGTAATTTTGTATTATTAGTATTTGGATCTACTTTTCTTACAAACTTTTTATTTGTCTTTATATACTCTAAGGTATATGGTATGGATACATCAACAGAAATCTGATTACCACCTGACAAAGGTTGTGTAGGATCAGAATAACCAGTTACTCTATCAGGATCATTTGAGTAATGAATTTCTTTTAATATCCGATCTTGTGCTAGATAATCTACCTCATAATACTTAGCATTTGAACTATCCCTTACATCTATTATTTCAACAACATTAGTCTCACCCAAATCCAATTCTAAAAATTTAGTTGGAGATGTTATGGTAAATGATTTTGTTTTAGTTTCACCAGATATAGCATTTACATATCTTGTTGCTCTATAAGTAGCAGCTGTTCCATCATCTCTGGTAGTTACAACAACTGGTGGGACATCAGGAGAACCCGATATAGTAAAATCTATCTCACCTAAAGTTTCAAATATTAATTCAGGATTATTAGTTGATGCTATTTTTAATCCACTATTAATAGGATTTTGAATAATGTTTGAGTAATCAGGATTTCCATTAGCATCTGCATTAAAATCAGTTGTTACTTCCAATTTAGCAATTGCTGGAGTAGTAGGTGTTGTCTTATATCCCAAGAACTCTGCCAACCTCAATACATTCTTTCGTTCAGTTGCTGTAGTTAAAACACTTTCCTTGTAATTATAATCAATGTAATAACTCAGAACATCACCAACATAACTGGCAAGTTCTATCAACATCATACCAGGTGATGTCTCATTAAAATCCTTATATGTATCAGGAAAATATGCTTTAGTATATTCTATAAGATCAGCTTTAATTGTACTGAAATCTTTAGATGTGTAATTTATATTAGATGGTATTATTGATTGTTTTTTTGAATAAGGCATTTCTCTACTCCAACACCACACCAACGGATTGTAATTCAGTAGGTGCGTTCCGTACATTAAATGTTACATTAATTTTAATTTGGTTTTTATCTTGATCACCAAGATCAACTTCTATATTCTGTAACTGAACAAATGGTAACCAAGTTTCAAATGTATCCACGATATCATTTTCAATCTCAATAGCCGTATCATTAGTTATTTGTTCAAATAAAAATCTTCTAATATTCATACCAAGAAAAGGTTGCATTAACCTCTCACCTCGTTGAGTCATAAGTAACAACTTAACATCATTCTTTACCGCATCCATAGTTGTTTTAGTTGTAGCAAAATAACCCATAGTATCACCAGCTTGTATACTAATTGGTAAATCCAATCCCACACTTACTCGTGAATCAAGGTCTTCTACAAATCGTTTAACTCTTCTATTTGGTATTGCCATTTTTAATCCTCAGGCTCCAATAGTTTAACTTCTGATGTTTTTACATTCTGTTTAACATTTGGAAATCCAACTACATTTTGATCCTCACTTATCTGAGACCTTCCAAATAAAGGTGTTGATAAAGCTATCGGTGTTCCTGGTGCTATTACAAAACCAGGAGCAGGAACTGGAAATTGTGGCACAATTACCTGTGGGGGAGATACAGGCACCCACGGATTTATCGATGGTATCACAACAGGTGCATCCATATTTGTAATGTTGAATGTCTGTCTCTGTAAATACATTTTTATAGCAGCTGCCATATCATCATGGTACTTTTTCATCTGAAATTTAACATCAGGAGTAGCATCATTATAAACATCTCTACCCATCTGATCTATAGATATATCTAAAAAATCACCAGCTAATGTGCCAGTTCCGTTTTCTCTATCAAATGCCATCTACACAGGTCCTTTGTTAAACTTAGCTTTCTTATCCACGGCTTGCATTACCTGTGAATAATCTTTATTCAATGCTTCTGCTAAATGTTCTGGTAAACCAGCAGTTTCTTCCGTCACAGACTTAACTTCTGTTTCTTTATTAATACTTTTCCAATCACCAGCTTCGGCAGTTTCTTTCAGTAAATCATTTAGTATAGAATCTTTAGTCATAGGAACTCTATCCTCAATAGGTCGTGATTTTTTTTGTACGGGTTTGCTAGTAGTTTTAGGTGTACTCTCCTCTAGCATCTTATCAGATATAGAGCTAACTAACACTTCTTTTAACTCTTTTCTAAGTCCTCTAATGCTATATTCTATTTCTTCTCTTACTACTTCTCTTATTACTTTCTTAAATATAGATAACTTCATACCTACTCCTATGTTGTTCTGTTTGGTTCAATAAAATGATGTTTACTAAAAAATTTTGCTTCTCCTGTAGTAGAATCTCCTTGTGGTTTACCATCTTCTACATTTGGTTCATATCCTGCTAAACTATCAGGACTTAAATAATTACCTAAATTAAATTCTTTCATAATCTTATCTACCTCAGATTTTAAACTACCAGCCATAGCAACCTTTGGAAATATACTTAATGGTTGAGGAACATTATAATCTCCAAGTGCTTGAGCATTAGCCAATAATCCAAGTATCTTCACTAATAATTTTCTCAGCTCTTCACCTAACACCATAGGTTCTTGCCGTTCTTTTGCTTTGTTTCCTATATAAATATTTCGAGATTCAAATACTGAGTAACCTTTATTTGCCAATGTAAAATTACCACCTGCACCAAAGTTAATATTACGATTTGATGATAAAGTTACATCTTCTATCTTTGAATTAAAAATTATCCTATCAGAGTTAATAATAATTTGATTATCTCCCAACTGTACTTCTTCACTATCTGTGGGTAATGCCTCAGCATACTTATAATTAAATAAATTTTCAGAAGTATGATCATCAGTAGTTTTATCATTTCCTGAATTTATAGTTACTCCAAGAGGATTTTTTTCAGGTAATGCATTATCTCCAAAATCACAAGATAGTATAAAACCTCTGTCTAATGGAAAGTTGTCTTCTATCTTGCCCATTGATGTCATGGCAATTACAGATCCATGTGATAATGATTCTAAATTTTTTTTGTTATTATTTGATAGTATTACTTGAGGAAATCTATTTCTAGCTCCTATACGGATCGCATTACCATACCTACCTTCTAATTGTAAATCAGAAAAACAAGATTCCAAATATTCTTCTGTAGTTGGATTTATTCTATCCATTGAAACACCAGGAAAATCCATTATATTAAATCTCGGTTTAGTTAATTTTGGAATATTTAGTTTTGGTATATTTACATTATATCCATCAGCTTCATCTTTACCTGAACTAAATGGTAAAGTAGTTATTCCTGATTTTGTATTAATAACATGATCTGCAGAACGAGATGGATTATTTTTTGTGTTTATAGGACCTAAATAAAATATTCTTTCATTTATGATTGTATATAAAATTAGATCACCTCTGGTTATAGAATCACTTATACCTCGTAGTAAAGGTATTGCAGATTCTCTTGGTTTGGTGCTAGAACTACCACCCAAAGGTGAGAATTCAACTAATTGACTATCAGTTTTACCTCTAATTAAAGGATGATTATCGTTTTTAGTTGTAAATACTCTTTCAACATGACCTAATTTAAAATCAAGAGAGTAGTTTTTTTCAGGCATTAAGCGCTCCTATATTTATCTCTTATTTTCTCTATAGAAGTCTCATCTGATTTTTTCTGTATTTCTGTAGCGGCATCTTCCAATGAATCCATCAGTTGTTGTTTTTCATCATCGGATAATAATGATATATCAGATTCATCTTTACCAGACTTCATCATAATCCTCTGAAATACAGTAGCTAGTTTTAAAAGGTTATCATCATTCTTGACACCAACATCAAGAAGTTCTTTCAGTATAGGACCAACAACAGCAATATCCTCTATACCTTGTATATAACCATGCACTTCTTGAACCAATAGTTCAATCTGTGTCTTTTTAAGCTTGGAATTCTCGTATATCTCTTGGGAAAGATCAGAGAAATTTTTATCACCGAATATTTTAAAGTCTTTTTCCATGTTAGTATCCTATACTAATAAATATAGGATAGTTGGAAAGTTATATAGAGCCAGTTATCTGTAGATTGTTTATATGACCTTTGGTGAGCATTTCTTCTTGTATTCGTGGATATATCCTACGAAATACATTAGATACCTGTGTAATCTTAGATGTCTGTACATCTGTCATCTCCCGTATCATAATATACAGAGCTTTCTTATTAAAGTTATCAATCTGATCTTTATTCTGACATAGATAAAGAATTGATTCAGCTACATGTCTATCTCGTGCTTTAGGAAATAATTTATCCAACCTTTCATCAAGATACTCTACAGTTTTCTCAAATATCTCAGTTGTCTTAGATGTCTCTATCTGATCATCAACAGCGCCATATCCATTCATAACGGAGATATCATCATGAGACTTCATCTTCTTGTAGTTGGCATTATTATTAAGGATAAGATAGTTCTTAGCTATGATAGAAAAATAACTAAATGCTTTAGAACCACGAGTGGAATCAAACTTATGCATATTCATCACTAAATTAGATACCACTTCTTCCTGTAAATCTCTAAACCCATAATCAAAGTAACTAAATTTAAATGTATTGATTATATTTTCTGCTAACTTTAAAAAAGCAGCATGAATCTCTTCTGTGTATATCTTATGCCTAAAGGCATAATCATCGGATTCGTTATACTCTACAATTGCATTGTGTACGGGTGTACCAAAGTAAATCTTACTTTTCTTTTTTCTCTTCTTCTTTAATGGTGGCATCATCAACCTCTTGTGTAAATAAATTGTTTAAGATGGAGTTAAGCTCTTTCAATTCTTGAAAGAAGAAACCCACTTCATCATCTGCTTCAAAAGTTCCCTTATGATCAATTTCTTTAAGTTGATGGTTTATAAAATCTGTTTTATCGCTTATCTCTACTAATAAATCTTCATATGTATTTATACGCCTTAGGCTGTAAAAGGTTGTTATAGCAAAAAATAATGTTAATATACCAAATACTATACTAAGAATTAATGTAACCATTTATTGTATTTTATTCCTCGGATGAATTTATCAAATCAATAGCATCTTGTACATATGAAAAATCACCAGTTTCTAATGCTAATTTAAGTAACCCTAATAGTTCGTCTAGTGAAATATCTTCTAACATCATGCTTCTCCTAATACTGAATGAATTAGTGATAAATAGTCTTCTTCTTCAAAATCATCTTTGTTTTTGTCAATTAAAAGACTAA